TGCCATACGAAACAAGATGTCGGAAATCCAAAAGAAAGCAGATAAAGAAATAAGAGCTTTAGAAAAACAAAAAAACATAATTGCAACAGAGTTTGAAAAAGTTTGTGAGAGCGACGGTGTAAATAGCATCAATACAAATTCTGGAACTATTGTCCGAAGTGTTAGGCAGAGATACTGGACTTCGGATTGGATAGGTTTTTGCAACATTATGAAAGAGCACAATGCGTTTGAATTAGTTGAACAGCGCATACATCAAGGGAATATAAAAAAATTCCTCGAAGAAAATCCATCCATTCGACCTCGCGGCTTAAATGTTGAATCTAAATATTCAATAACTGTACGTCGTCCTGCTAAGAAATAAAGGAGTAAGCCATGTCTACTGATTTAGCAACGCCATTTGATCCATCAAATGCTCCAAAACACATCAAACAAACGGAGCTATCAAAATCACTTGCTACTACGCAAAGCATTATGATTCCTCGTATTGTGTTCAATGGCAAAGGTTCTTGGGAAATGAAACTTGGTTCTGAATTACAGAAAAGCATCGAATCTAAAGATTTGAATGTCATAATTGTGGGGGTAGCAGAGAAAGTTTCCCGTGCTTTCTACGAAGATGCATATACTCCGGGGTTTGCTAAACCTCCCGTTTGCTGGTCTACAGATAGTGTAAATCCAAACTATGTTATACCGAACCCACAGGCTTCTACGTGTGCTGCATGTCCAAAAAATATTAAGGGATCAAATGGTAGTAAACCATGTAGATTCTTCCGTAGAATTGCTGTCGTTAGTCCTGATGATATAAGCGGTCAAATCTACCAAATGCAACTTCCCGCAACCACCATTTTCCCACAGAATAGTGGGCCTAAAATGGCATTTAATGGGTATGTTAAATACCTCAACGATAAGAACACACCAATTGACCGTGTGATTACCCAAATGTATTTTGATGAGGAAGTTAGTTACGGCAAATTGTTTTTTTCTGTAATAGGTTTTATTGACGAAGAAAGTGTAGGTGTTTTAGAAGCATTAACTAATGCGCCAGAAATCCAAGAAGCCATTACTACCTCTTATTCGTTAATTAATGATGAAGAATCTAAAACAGGGTTTGTTGAATCAAATGAAGTTCCTAAAGGTGTTAAAGCATCTTTATTTACAGCTACTAATGAACCCGCAGAAAAACCCAAAGTAAAAACCCGCAAGAAGAAAAATGTTTCTCCTATTGAAGAAAGAGAAGCCGCTGAAGATATTAATAATATTTTAAAGAATTGGGGGGATGAAGATAATAAAGAAGTTGATGACGAATGATTGCAGACAATCGTGGATACAGTACAAAAATAATCTTAGCTAACAAAAAAGCATCTGAAATAAGTGTTGGGGTTCAATTGGGAAGGTATTGTATTCCTAGAAATATCCCCGTTTCTGAAGTTGCTGATTATTTTAAAGTTACACGAATGACTATCTACGGGTGGTTTGATGGCACATGGATTCCTACATTAAAACATAAAGAAAAAATAACGGAAATGCTCAAAAATGGAGGGTGGGATGTCAATCAACAAGGGGACGAGTAATGATAAAACTTTTATCACGCATACTTGCCCCACAGGGACATTACTGCCTTGTTGGGCTTAAAAAAGATACACAACCTAAACAAAGTTTTCACCAAACATTAGAAGATGTAGAATTTGAAACAAAGAATTTACTTTTTAATAATTACGATATTTACTTTGCATGTGCCACGTTTAAAGAATTAGGCAAACGCACACAAGTTAATGCAACATGGTTTAAGAGTTTCTTTCTGGATATAGATTGTGGTAATGGAAAACCATATATAAACCAAGCTAAAGCTCTCGTAGCTTTAAAAACATTTTGTAAAAATAAAAATCTACAAACACCCACGATAATTTCAAGTGGGAGTGGTATTCATGTTTACTGGATTCTTTCCAAAGCTATAGAGAAGGCTGAGTGGCTTCCTGTTGCTGAAAAACTAAAAATTCTATGTGTAGAGAATAATTTAGAAGCTGATCCAGCTATAACTGCGGATGCTGCTCGCATTTTACGAATCCCTGAAACATATAACTATAAGACCGATCCACCTGTTTATGTTATGTGTATGCATGAAGGATCTGATGTTTCTTTTGAAACATTTAAAAATGCTATTGGGGATGTTAAACAATCACAGAGACCACAAGAATTATTCGTAACACAAAAGAAAGATAATCAACAATATTCTTTTTACAAAATCACACAAAAAACTATTAAAGGAAAAGGGTGTGGGCAAATTAAGTATGCGTTATCTCATCAAGATGAGATTGGATACAATTTATGGCGTAGCATATTATCCATAGCAGCTAACTGTAAAGATTCTAAAATAGCTATTCATGCTGTTTCTAATAAACACTCCAATTACTCCGCTAAGGAAACTGAAAAAATTGCGGAAAGCACAGTTAACAAACCTCAATTATGTAGTACGTTTCATGCAAGTAATCCCGGTATTTGTGATACGTGTTCCCATTTCAGAAAGATAAAAAATCCATTAGAACTTGGGTTACAAATTAAAAAAGATGTTAATTCTGAAATTGAATTACCTTCTCCATATTTTAGGGGCGTAGCGGGGGGTATATATAGAAAAGCTAAAGACCCTAACGATAATGATCTTTTAGTTTATGAGAATGATATTTTTTTAATTAAACGCCTTCATGATAAAGAACAAGGTTTTATGGCTCTTATAAAATTTATCCTACCAAAAGATGCCCCCCGTGAATTTTATATCCCACTTTCAGTTATGCGGAGCAAAGAAGAACTGGGAAAACTTATAGCTAAAGAAGGAATCGTAATGATGTCTAAGCAATTGGACGCCATGATGGTTTATTTAATTGCGTGTACAAAACATCAACAGCAAAAAGAAGAGGCTGAAATTATGCGCGTACAATTCGGGTGGGTTAATGGGGATGATAAATTCATCCTTGGCGATAAAGAAATAGGTTTAAACGATATTAAATATAGCCCCCCTTCCCCTTCAACTGAATCATTATGTCAATGGGTGCAACCTAAAGGGGTTTTGGAAGAATGGAAAAAAGTTATTTCAATCTATGACCAAGAGGATTTTGAACCACATTGTTTTGGTTTGTTCACAGCTTTCGGCGCACCACTTATGAAACATCTTGGTTTCAATGGCGCATTAATCAACTTAATAAATTCATCTTCAGGTACAGGTAAATCAACTATTCTGAAAGTATGTAATTCTGTATACGGGCATCCAGATAAACTCTTAGCTCAAGAAACTGATACATTTGCACACAAAATGTTCAGGTTAGGCATCATGAATAGTATGCCTTACACCATCGATGAAGTGACTAATATGGACCCCGCTACTGTTTCCAAATTGCTGTACAACGTTTCGCAAGGTACAGGGCCGGGACGTATGCAATCTCAAGCCAATGTTGAACGTAAAAACGATACATCGTGGGCACTCATTGCATTAGCAAGTGCTAATTCATCAATGGCAGAGAAACTAAGTTTACTTAAACAATTTGCTGATGGTGAACTTATGCGGTTACTTGAATACCGTATAGACCAAACAAACAATATCAGTAAGTCAGATGCCTATAATTTATTTGAAGGAACTATGTTACATAACTATGGTTTAGCTGGCCCCACTTACATTGAATGGTTGGTTCGTAATTTAGCCAAAGCAGTTGAATTAACAAAGGGCGTACAGAAAACACTTGATAAAAAAATGAATTTAGATGCAAAAGAAAGGTTTTGGTCAGCCGTGATTTCATGCAACATAGCTGGCGCACATATAGCTCAACAATTAGATTTAATAGATATAGATGTAGTTCGCGTACTGAGATGGTCTACAGATAAGCTCATCCCAACACTACGACAACAAATTTCAGAACCAAAAATAGATTTTATTGGTGTTTTGGGAGGTTTTCTTAACATCAATCGTGGGAATATATTGGTTGTAAATGGGGAATCAGATGCTAGGGTTAATTTAACTCCTGCACCTTTAGTAGAACCTAGGTTTGAACTGTCAATTAGATTAGAACCAGATAACAAAATATTATATGTTTCCAGCAAAGCAATAAGAAAATACTGTGCTCAGGAACAAATTATTTTTAAAGATTTAATTTTTGATTTGGGTGAAAAAAATATATACAAAGGGACTAAACGTAAACGCCTAGCTACCGGAACTTCTATCGATTCACCACCTGTAGAAACTCATATCTTTGATGTTTCTACGGATGAATTAATTGACACAACCCAATTCGTAAAAAACTTAGAACAGGCAACTGATGATCCAGATACACGGAATATTATTTGATGTTCAATGGGACAAGTTTAAATTACATAGTTCTTTTTTTATCCCATGCCTTGATGACAAGAAGGCAAAAAAACTTTTATACGTTGAGTGTAAAAAACGAAAATTACAAGTACGTATAAAGACTGTTACAGAAAACCATATAAGAGGAGTTAGAATATGGAGACTAAAGTAATAGCTATGAAAATCGAAGACATTTCAAAAGGCGACATCTTTCAAAACATCTCAAATAAAAAAGCAGACGCTATAACATCTGCTAACACATACGAAGTCGTGCGAGTCATTAACGGCGAAGAAGGCGGCTACAAGATGAGCACAATCTTGCTCGGAAATCTTTCGTCAAAAGAAGCAATACCCGTCAATCTGGATCAGCTTAGTAACCAACGTACTTGGAAACAACACTTAAATGCGCGACATATAGTTGTTCATCAATTGGTGTTGGGCGATGGTGCGATCCTCGAACTAAACGGTGCAGTGTTCACATCGAAACAAAACCCTGTGGTGCAATGTAAAAATATGGATGAGGCTCTTGATAATTTAATTGTTCGACAGGAAAACATTGACAGTGATTTGGACGCGCTGGCCGAAACTCCAACCTCGTCATCTAGCAATCCCGATATGCACAACTATTCAGACCATACAAGTTTAATGAATTACAGTTCGTCCGCTCCCTACAGGTATGCTGATTTAGAACTTTTGTGTACGCAATTTGGACACGTTTGTCGGACTTATCGGGGTGGAAGTCAAAACTCGGTACTGAACAGAAGACCGCCCCGACGTGACTGTCAGAGCTTTTTGGTACATGAAACGGAATGGTTAAATTTCAAAAATAACCAAAAATCAATTAGGGAAATTCGGGACATGAAATTATGGATCTCCCCATATGTGAACAACGGCGTCGTACCTTGCAGTTATCGCCGCATCATCTCTCGAATCCTTCAAGCCGCTTTATGGTTTGGAAACAAACAAGACAAAGTACTGGTTCGTCAACATATACCCAAAGGTTAAGGAACGCGATAACGATGTTGGGAGGGGGAAACCCCTCTCAATTTTTTTAGTGGGAACTGGTAAGAAAATTGTGAGCGGTATAAGTTTATTCTCGCTCATAACCAAGATGTTCTAAGTAAGCACCCCGTGCATTTCTTGGTATAGAAAGTCCCTGATAGGAAAGACGTAATTTATCATAGT